GTATAGAAGCTCTGGCCGAAATTGACGTAGGTAAGCGGGCATTAATTGATGACAAGAGTACTTGTGTTGGCACCAGGTGATTTAATCGCTGCGATTAAAACCGAATTATCAGCGGACGGAATACGTTTCGAAATACGAGAGGATGGACGGGTTCCAGCATCTGCAGTGGCTGAAGAGAGAACTAACGACCGTATTTCCGGAGGCGGATCCGATGCAATACGAGGAGCAGATCGAGATAGCAGCGGCGATGAAAAATCCAAGACGTCACACAGTGGATCAGCTGCTGCCTCAGATGTATTATTACCCACCGGAGCGGGAAGACGTGATAAAGACGATGCTGCGACAGAGAATAGGAATGTTGAAAATGGTGCTGGAAGAGATGCTGCAGCTGCTCCATCTAACACAGAAGTGGGATCCGACGGAAATGCGAGGAAAGCTGAGGACATCGGAGACGTTGGTGAGAAGCGTGCAAAAGGTGATGTTCGGGACGACCTGGGATTACGTTCCAAGCGCGGAGATGCCACCGATAGAAGAGGTACCGAGGATGAAGAGAAAAACCGAGATGTTGGAACACGAACACCTGGAAAAACGATGGTGTTAACAAAAGCCATTGCAGCTGCGATATTAGGGCGATCAGGGGTAGAGGTGTCGGTTCTTGAGGACGCGAAGGGAAAAGTGTCGGTTCTACATCTTTCTAATGCGGTGGGGAAACATCTGAACCTAACGCCTGATGATATACGTGAACAGACGGATGCACTATCACATTTAAAGAAAAAGATTAAGAAAGAGAAAAATGACGTGGAAATTGTAAGAATTGAGAGTGAAGCGAAGTTCCAAAGCCTCTATCCGAGTGTTAAACATCCTGAAGTTGGGAAGATGAGTGGTGTGGGTATGGTTACGAATAAAAAAGAATATGTGCCTCAGGCTTCCGTTATGTTTACTGCGCCAACAGGTGACCCGCTTTGGAAAGACGTAGCTCGAGAAGCGATGAAAAGAAGTAACATCCGAGCATATGTCCATGATGTGACGAAAAATAATATGCCGCCGCATGAGGCTCTGTTGACATTAATTAGATCGCTTTAGCGAGGCCTACCGACAAAGTAGGTTTAACGGGGCTTCAAAGGATAC